CCATCCCCCCAGTTTGCGTAGGTGACATCGTTACCATCGATAGCGTATGACGGGTTTTGTCCGGCGCCGCCGCCTGACTTATAGGCCGTGGCTGTCCCATCCCGGGCCACGTCATTCGTAACAGCGTGGTAAACTTCGTCCCATTGGATCGTTCCATACTTCGGCGCGGCGCCGCAATCAAGGATCTGACTGATAAACGAGCCGGCGGTATTGATGCTGCTCAATTTCAGCTTGCCGTCGGCGACGGTAACTCCGCTTTTTGTCCCGTTTTCCCATTGGCCGGAGTCCTGGCTTTCGGTTTTAGATTGAGCTGTCACAACATACTGATCTCTCAACCTGGCACCGCCGATCAGGACGATCTCGGCATTGACCGCGCCATCGTTCATCTCCAGGCCATCGGTCGCGTCCAGCTTGAAGCCGGAGACACCTTTGACGTAATTTTGACTCTGGAACACACCGCCGGTGCCCAGGATCAGCGTGATCGCTTCGATCGTCCCGGCCGTGAGCTTGCCGGCGGGGACGCTGATGATGGATGTCGCCTGAATGGAATCGGCAATGATCTTGCCGCCATCCAGCTCGAGGATCTTTGCGCTTGTGACGATGAGATCCTTGATCTGCGCGGATAATGTGATCACCTCACCCGCAATCAACTTGCGGGCGCTGATGATCGCGTCGCCGATCTCCGCCTCCGTCAACGGCGTAAAGTCAATCGTCACACCGGCCGAGAAACTGCCCGGGCCGTAACTGTCCACCCCGCGGACCTTGTAATACGCCCGGTCCTTGATCACAAACTGATCTCCGGCCGTGGGCGTTCCCGATGGCCAAGATGCTACGGTTACCTTACCCGTGTCGTTGTCAAATCCCGTTACGATCGCCTGCTGGCCGGAATAGTCTCCGCTGGTCTGGATGATCACATCGCCGACGAAGTAGTCGACGCCCTTACCGATCAAGTTGGCATCCGTGATACTTGTTGAATCCGGAGATGCCGCCACAACGTCCACCGGCGCGTTACCCTGGACCAGGGCGGCCACCCCACGACCATCCACGACCATGTGGCAGAATTCCTCCCCGGCCCATGCGTTTGTGTGCGATTTGTAGACCTCGCAGCGCTTCAGGTCGGCGTCCGTCAAAGCAGTCCACTCAATCTTGGCAAACCCAAACCATTGGGTCGCCGCGATCGTGGGTGTAGCCGGCGCGTCGTTCGTCGGCACCACCGTTGCGGCCGTGGTCGAATAGTTACCGCTGGTATTGAAGGCCTTGATGTAATAGGTCCCTGGTGTACGCGAAGCCGGCCGGACGATCGTATGCGTTGTGGCCAAGCCGAGATAAATGCGATGGCTGTTATTGGCGCCCCAGTCGTCATCTTCATCCCGGATTTCGTAGCCGGCGATATCGGTCTCGGCGTTTTTGTCCCAGGTCAGCTTGATCTCATCAAGAAAGGTGTAGGCAAAATTGGCGACGGTGGCAGGAGGTGTTATTTTTCCAGTCAAAGTTATCGTATCTTGCGGGCAATCAGCTATCGGTTTTTCTTCATTTTTCGATGCCACGCTCGTGACGGCGATCAGGTATTCTGTTCCAATAACCAAGTCATCAAAAATATAAAAATGCTCTTGATCTGTTTCGCCTTTATATTGCCAACTAAGGCCTGCATTGTCGCTGAGATAAATCTTCGCCTTTTTATAACTTTTGAGATAGTAACTCGCAAGCGAAGGTTTTTGAAACCAAACATCGATGGCCGTTTGAATGGTTCCATCGCCAAGCGTAACGTTTTTCTCCGTCAGGACAAGATTCTCGACAGATGGAATCCCAGACGTCAAAGATGAATAATTATTCGTCGGAATAACGACAGCCGTATCATCATAGATACTGGCGTTATACTCGATCATCGAAAGCTTGCAGTCGCCGTTGGATTTTCTCTTTGGCGCAAGAACGCGGAAAGGCTTGATGACCTTATTTATCTCGCCGAAAGAATACACATCAAAGGCAGCCGGAGCTTTCGTAAGAGCTGACACATGAACTTCCGAATAGGGGTATGTTGCCGGCCCGTCCGTCACTGTGACTTCTTCGATGGTATTGTCAGAGAACCGAACAAGAAGGTGATATGTCTTGCCGGCTTCGATCACGACTTCACGGTCGAGCTTGACCAGGGTCGTCGTCGAACCCTCAAGGATTCGGCCGGAATATCCCCACTGCGGAACATCATGCGCAACATTGACGACATCGCCGGCCTGACAAACAACTGCATCCATGCCCGCACCGATCTCGCAGGTCCTGTTGATATATTTACTGAGCCAAAGCGCATACCGCCCTTCGCGGAGCGCGTAGGATTTTTTGGTCGTAAAAATCCTGATCTTTTTTGCTTTTCTGGGATTACCAGCCGCCAAAGACGCTTCATCCTCAACAGCAATCGTTTCATCTTCGTAATTATTATCTTGATCGGCGAACTGCACTTCGATGACGTTATAGACTTCTGTTCTCGATTTCCAGGCCTGTTGGAACTCACCCCTCAAGATATTGCCCATGCCGAACGTCTGAACAGGAATAGCCGGCCTATCGATCCTAAAAGAAAAACCATTCTGTGAAAAAAATGAAAAGGCCCTGAAGGCAGCCGTTAACTGCGAGAGCAAATCCGGGACCTTTGTCGAACTATCAATCACGACATCCATCCGGAACCGTTTTTCATATCCCCCTTCCCCATCAGGGATTTTTTCTTCGCAGTAAAGAGCCTCCTGCAGCAATTCATCTTCATCGATATCTGTCGAAGCGAGGAATTCACCCGTTCCGTATCTTGCATTCAGCAACAGGTCTTTGCAAAACCAGATCGGATTAGCACAGAAACCTGTCGTGTAAGTTACCCCGTCCCAATAAAGGACTGAGTCATCGGCAAATAACTTAAACACTTCGGCGACGGGATCCCAGTAATAATCTTCCCAGTTCACCGGGTCTCCGCCTTCGGCCGTCAAAACGGCCGGGAAAGAAACCGCAGAATCCTCGATGATGAAAGTAAAATTCGGCGTCGATCCGCTCAACTGATCTGTCGCAAGCGCCTTGATACCGACCAGAACAGTATTCGGGTAGGACAAGTTATCCGTCTTGATCTCATCAAAGCTTGCAAGATATAGATCGCCCATTTTTTGAGGAGAAGTCGCAGAACTATCATCCGAAGTCCTTGTGACACGGATATCGTATTGGCCAGGCGTCAATCCGTCTTTTCTGAATATTCTCCTGACAGCGCTTTGATTTTTTGCACTGATCGTCGTCGTCCCAAGATCGACATAAGTTCCTTCACTATGAAGTTTATATTCAACGCGATAGGTGACATCCCAACTCAAAAGATTGCCGTTTGCGTCATACTGGTATATCCCATTCGGCGCATTAAGATACAACTCAAATCCTTCAACATCACTGTCTTCCGTCGTATAGACATGAGCGCTATCTTTATATAATTGAACATTAACGGTTTTGAGATTATGAAGGTCCTCAAAACCTGGGATAACAGTTTGATCGTTTGTTCCGAGTCGCTTAATGACTTCAATATCCGTGTAATTCTCGATCGGATTATCATTGACGAGGATATCGGTGATATCGACAACGGGACCTTCACAAATCGCGATCAGGATATTCAGATACTGCTTGTCTCCATCCGTCGAAACAAATTGATTGATAATATTGCCACCCGTCCTGTGCCGGCCGCCAATTCTTTTTACCGGCACACCGACCTCTTGAGTCGTCTGAATACCATCCCATCCATAAGTCGGAGAGCTTTCATCGAGACCTGTGCCATAAGAACCAGTGTTGATCGACCTCATCGACGAAACAGCCGAATAGATGGAATATGTCGCCGAAAGAATAAGCCCCCATGCAATGTAGGGATGCGCAAGAGCGGCCGCCCAGATCGGTTGAGCGATCGCTACAAGAGCTCCCCACTCAATTTTTGGCGTAACAATAATCTCGGACTGGTCCGCAATCGTCTGCGCAAGATCATTAAAAACTTTTCCATCGACGATGACATCCATCTCACTCGGATCCACGCCGGCCTGCGCCACGAAGTCCTCGAGAAGCATATCCCGCGAATAATCAAGATCATGCTCTTGACACTCTTTTCCGAACCTGACCGGATAGTATTTAAGCTTTATCATTTTTGAACCTGAAATAGCCCGCAACTCTGGGCTTCCATTGTTTGTCCGTGACCCGGGCAAGGACGACACCGGCCTTTATGCAATGGATAAAATTCCTGTTATTGATCATGATGCCCGCGTGGTTCGCGATCCCCTTGCCGTTGTTGAGTAGAACGACGTCATACAGCGCCGGCCTGTCCACCTTCTCCCATTGCCTCTGATAATTTTCCATAAACAAATCCTTGCCCTTCCAGGACCAATCCTCTGGATATTCCTCACCTATATCCCAGAGCGTAATGCCGCGCAATTCCTTGAACGCAAGAAGGATCAACCCCCAACAATCAAGGCCGTTTTCATCACGGCCCAAATGTTTGTAAGGAATCCCGACATACTTCATCACAGCAAAAATTTCGCTCATACGACGTAGACCTTTCTCGACGGTATAGATGGAAACCCACCGAATCGCGTATAATTGCCGATCTCTTTACAACGCTGTTTCGTTTTATTGCACGTCGTCTCGGCGCCGGCATAAGCGCACTCGGTTCCTTTGAATTTCCACTGACAGTAATTCCGCGAATAGACACGCGCCGGCAGAGAAATCCCGAGGACGTCTAATTTCGGCAACAAGGTAAACTCTGCAGTCTTCTCATTCGCCGAATAACTGTCGATATAAAAAGTAAAGTCAAACTTCTCGTCCGGATAGGCCAGGCGATCACGGAATACGAGACGCACCCGAACTTCTTTCCCGCCGAAGTCATAAGTCTCAAGGTATGCCTGGATGACGCGAGAAACATTGCTCACGGAAACTTTGACAGCTTCGACTTCCCCTTGGGAATTCTCACCGATTTCATCATGCGATATCGGGGTAGCCAGGTATGTCACAGAATCGAATACGACATCATCCTTCGATTCGGCCATATGCAGGTCATTCGATGCCCCATCAAAATTGAAGACCGTATAAAGAAAAACGGGCTTTTTTCCCTGTTTATTGAGTTCATTGATAAGATTGACATCCGGTATCAGCATTTTTTAAACTCAAAAGAGCATTGAAAAACACCAGACTGGTATGTGCTTTTGAAGGATCCCGGGACGAACCTGACATTGTATTCCGTCTGATCAAATGGAGACGTAAAAGTAAACGCTGTCAAAGCCCCATATTTCGTCAAAATCATGTTCCGATACGCCTGTAATTGCGTGTAAGTCAGGACCGGCGACTTGATTTTGAACCCGATGACCGGCGACGTATTCTTCAGGCGACGTTCCTCAGCTCCATTCTCAAATTCTGAGATAATCACATCGAAATCAACAACCTCTTCGCAGGACTCCCTGGCTAATGCAAAATCGCTCATCTGGTTTTGACCTCTCTTCGGATGACTCCATTTCTAAGGGAATTTTCATTGACAACATTGACGATAACGCTCTGGCCTTCCTTGCTTGCCATGCCGGCAGCGATGGCTTCAGACGTCAACAGATTGTAAATCGTAAGTTGGATATTTTTGCTTTTTGTGGCATCATAAGGGGGGACTATCTCTTCGCCCTGGTGAACTTTTGTGATTCCTGTATAAGGTACATAATCAGTCCCTTCATCAAACCCGATGCCTGGATTGAGCGCAGCGGCCGAACTTGACACCATGCCGGAACTTGTTGATGCGAGCGCCCCGGAACTGATCCCCAGGATGGCCCCGATTGCCTTCATAACAAGAAACTGCGCAATAATATCGGCCAAGACACGCAAAACATATTTTCCAAACTCGGCAAAAACATCCATTGCGTTTTCAATCTGCCCCGTGAAAATGTTATAGAAGAAGTCGCTCGTGACTGTTTTCATTTCAGCGATCATATCGACAGCGACCTCTTTGCCGAATTTGCCCCAGTTGGCCAGGTCCTTGATCGATTCATTGAGCTGAACCTTGAATCCTGCGACAAAATCCTCCATCTTGACTTTTACCAAATCGATCCATGACACGAGTTTTTCGACCCTGATTATCATCGAGTCATCAAATTCGGTAGTCTGGGTTTTTGAGGATATAAGAGTACTGGCGGCCGGTCCCAGATTGATAAGGGCAAGCGTCTTTAAAAATTCTTTCATCTTGCCGATGATGTTCTTTTTATCGAGCCAGAGAAACATCCTTGTGAATAACCCGTTCGGTCCGCTCAAGGCATTGCTTACGATATCGATATCTGCGACATAAGACCCTATCTTCCAGCTGGCCCAGGCAGTCGCCGCAACCAACAGGAGCGGATAGAGTTTCCCGACGTTGGCCGCCAGGATCGCGATGTCTGTCTGCAGACCCATAAGCCGGAACGTCTGGAATACTGTCATGAGCGGAATCGCAGCCGCCAACCGGGCATTCATGATTAACAGGGATCCACCGATCAGGTTCAGGAACTGCACGAATTTCAACATTGTGCCTGTTACGATTAGCAATTCCGACCCATATACAATTAGATTGACAGTCGCTTTCTTTATCCGAGGAGAAAGTGAATCAAAAACAGAAGAGGCATTGCGGACCAATCTCGTAAGATTCTCAACGTGCGGCACAAGGTAGACGACAAGTTCATTGCGAAGCTTTTGGCACGAATTCGTCAGATCGTTAATTTTCTTCTCAAGACCGATGTTTTCCTTCGCTGCTTCTTTCACCATAAGGGTAAACGGCGTGAGGGCCACGCCTCCAAACACGATGAACTGCGTCCCAAGTCGACCCAACTGGCGCCCTGTAGTCAAAAAACCCTGGCCGAGCTTCTGTGTCCTGCTTTGCGCCTCATCCGCGCCTCTATCAAAGCTCCCTTTGTCAAGGACCAGTCTTCCGACGATCGCCCCAGCATCAAATGCCATGACAAATACCTTTCTTTGTCATCCACGCCCTATTATTTTTAGATCTTCCCAATTCTGCTTGACCGTATCGTATCCGTCGAGCTCTCTCAACTGTTCGCGCAATTCATCCATCGTCCAAGAATATCCTTTCTCTTCCGACATCCCGGCCCGGACCGCCTGGACCAAACGCATCTGCTTTAAAATGATTTGCCTCCTGGCGGCCCGCAGCCAGAATGCCCGATCGCGAACGTCGAGATTAAGGATCTCTTTATATGAGAACATCCCCCCATAAACAGCAGCGATGTGTTCAAGGGCATCGCCACCCTTTACGAGTTTTTTGGTTTCTTGACTCCCTCGAAGATGGTGTCGGTGATCCACGCAAGCGCTGCGCCGACCTTTCTCAAGTCAACCTCGGCAAATTCCTGCACATCGACACCGGTCAAAAGCGCGAGCTGCTCATGCGCAGCCGTCGCTCCACCCTTCTTGGCGATCACATCCAGCTCATCCATGATCGCCATTGAAACTTTCTTGACGACATAGTTCTTACCGCCGATCGTGACTTCGATCGGTTCTGCAAGCTGCGTCTGTTCATCTGCATTGTATTTAGGCATGTCTCCTCCTTTAATTTTCAGCCGTTACGAGTTACGCTCCGATCCTCCAGAGCTCATTATTTTCATCCGGGAACGCGGTGAAAATAACCTTATATATCCTCTGGCCTTCGTTGTTGTAGGCCAACTCAAAATCGGCCTTCGCGTACGCTTTCTGGATCGTCAGCCAGTTCGATGAATCGGTCGACGTAACACCGTTCACGACCGGCTTCAAGATCAACACTTTCGCGTTGTCCAGAAGCGAGATCCCGGTCGCAACCTTCACGCGCAAGCGCGTGCCAGTATAAGATGATGCCCCAACAACTTTTGCAAGATTTCCAAGACTCGTGCGTGTCAAAGGAACCTCAACACTACAGGATGCACCGGTCTTGATCGCATCAACGTCAGTCACTCCCTTTTGGTCTTCACGGACGGGCTGGCTTTCTTCGGTATGCCTGAAGATTACCCCGCCCTGGGTCGCGCCCAAATCCACGCCATCAAATATTACGGCGCAAGGTCCCAAATCTCTCAACGGATTGCTCATCTGATTCCTCCTTTGTTATGCTGCTTCCAGTTTAAAAACATAGTTCGTCGATATGTTAAAAAGGCCCTTCTCATCTTGGCCTAAACTTTGGGGCAGAGACGTGGCCTCGATCACATTGACATACCAGTCCCCGTCCTCTTCGAGTTGAATGCCTGCTTTTCCATGCAACACCTCATATGCAGCCATTGCATTGTCCATGGCATCATGGTAGTCAACGGCTCGACTGATAATCTGCACAGCCTTCTCCTGCCGGTCCGTCAGATAAAAATTCGGAACTCCGCCAGACTCAATGACGATCAGACAATCCGCTGTTATGCTCGACGGCACAAATCCGGCGAAAATATTTGTCCCGATCACCCAACCCGTGCCCAAATACGTCTTGAGATATGTCGTAATTGCTTTGATCATTTGGAACCTTCCTTGATCGCGTTGGCGATTATCTGCATGTACCGGAGCCTATTCCGCATGAGCTTGCTTTCCAAATACTTCGGTCCAGCTGACGGCTCCGTGAATTTGAATGTGATACCCTCATGGAGCTTTGCCGCATACGGCGTATTGAACCCAATCACACCCACAAATTCACTTGGACGTATCAGATCGGCATATTCCAAGTTTGCAAAACCAAGCTTGCCAAAGGTCGAAACACCAATAAGTTTATTTTGGACAAAAATACTTCCGGATCCGCGCAACCATCCTTCTTTAATCGGGACAGTCGGAATTTCCATGACGCAATCATTGAGTACCTGCAGCATGGCCCGTCCCAGGCCTTTTTCGATCCTTTCGGGCACTGCCCGATCAACAATGTTCCTGAATTTCCTATCGAAATCGCTTGTATCAAATGTGGACTCATTCATTAAGCATTCCCAATAAAAAGGCCCGCTCCACCCATCGCGATGGAAACGGGCCTTTTGGTACTATTGGCTGCCTCCGGTCATGACTCCATCGGCAGTTTTAAAAATTTCTCACGTCATGCTAAATCCACCTTCAAAAATTTCGCTGAAAAATCCTTCACCTGCTCGATATTCAGGATCGCGTACTCCTTACTTTCATAGATAATCCTGTCGGCATGGGTAAGTGCCCTGGTCGCCAGATAAAGCTTGGCCGTCGAAACAACCTGCTCGCCCTGGATGTTGCGCACCATTTTCGTCCTGAACTCGAAACGACCACGGAGAGCCGTCTCAACAAATGTTTTCGTTCCCCAGGTGTCCGTCGTAGCTGTTTTAAGAGTGATTGTGTCGTTCATGTAGGCGTTTATCATAGGCTTGCCAGAACCTCCTCAAATCTATTGAAACTATCAATCTCAGTGAGAGGACTATTCGACAACTCGACAATCTCGTCCAATTTGCCTCTGTTGATCAATGCTTCGCGCGTAACCGGCAGCAAGTTGCATTTACAGTTCGGATGAAGTGGAGGTTGTTCTGTCAATGTAGGAAAACTTCTGTCTGTACCTGATATTGAATACACGCGGCCGGCAAACTGCTGACAATATTCACAGATCTCGGAATGAATATCCCATTGGACCAGGTCAACGCCATATCTGAGCGAAGTATTGATTGTGCCTTTTGATGAAGCCTCCCGAGTTCGCGTTCTGGCCAATAACCGCGCATAGGCTTCAGGCCTGTAGTTCCGGCCGTTGATCACCAGGAATTTCTCCTGGCCGAGCTGGTCACGCAACTCTTTAAGCAGCGCATCCGACACCGTTCTTCTGGCCTCTCCCTGGATAAGCCCATTTGCGATCATCCTCGATATCTCCGCGTCCTGCAGGACCGTCTGCTGTGTGGCCCTGATAACCCTGTTGAACAATTTTTTCATGCTGTCATTTGCCAGGAGGAGCTCCTTTGTCACGTCGTCGATCAAGACATTGACGGCTGATGTGTGAATTTCTGCATCATGCGCCACATGCCTCGTCACGCCGAGCGCCTTTAGCCTCTCTGCCGCCAGATCGATGCCTCTGTCATATGACGTTGGCAGCGTATCCTTCGCCCACCTGTAAGCCTTTCTATCGAGTGCCGTCACGATCAGATTGACTTCTTTGAGCAACTGCTCCGCGCGGAACCTTTGAAAATCCGTGATGTTCGCCTGCCTTAATTGAACAGATAACGATCGCTGCGCCGCGGCATAAATCTTTGCAAGCTCATCTACCTGTTTGCGCAGATACATTTCTCTTTGCAGGCCCCTTAACTCATTGAACACCGAGCACCTCCGACGCAAGCCTGTCGTAATGGTCCGGCCGCAGACTGCCCTTGACGTGCAAAATCTTCGCCTTACTGTGGTCCTCCGGGAAAAAGAAAAAGTTGTAGATATCGCATGGCACAACTTTTACCAGACATCCATCGATATTGACGATCTCGCCGTATTGATTCATGTCGGTATAATTCAAAAGAACCCGGTTGAGCGCATCCTGGTCTGCCCGGCCGTGCGGCTGTTCGGAAATCCAGCACTCGATGAATCTCTTTGTCGCATCACAGTTTCGAAAAGCCATAACTCCGGCATTGATATATCCATCATAGACATCCCGGATTGTGTTCGGCCGGAAGCGGCGCAACGTCACCGCCACATCGCAATTAACCAAGATCTCATCGAAGCGCTCTCGTATCAGACAGTCGCCATCGACCCAGACCACGTCTTCATTCAACGCGTTAAGCGCCTCCAGGATCACATGCGGCTTGAAAAAGCAGTTAACCCGGTAATCGTGCGCGGACCTGACGAGATCCATCGGATCATCGTTCAATTCCTTGAGGATTACGGCGTAACCTTGTATCTCGGCAGACTTGCGCAGATTTTCGGCCATCTTCCTGTACTGCCTTCCCGGAGCATCGTAAACAGCGCTAACAATCAGCATATATGGCTGCCTCCATGACCGGACCCTGACTCCAGGTCCAGCATCCGTTCTTATCGTAGATCGCCTTGCACTCTTCGTAGAATTTGAGTTCGTTCGTAAATCGTGCGACCGGATCCGTCAAAGGCCACCGTGTCAAAGATGGTAACCAGCCGGCTGTTAAAATAATGTCGCTGAATAAGAGCTTCTTGCCACTGGCCCTCGCTATCTGATTGACCAAGATATGATCCATGTGTCCGTACTCGCCCCAGGGATTGTGAGTATACAAAACCTCCTCGGCACCGAGCAAGGAGAGAATATCTCCGGCCAAACGCCAGAGAGATCCGTCTCTCGCGTTCGATTTGTAGAACTCGCTGTTGTAGTCCAGGCATATAACCTCCGCTCCCACCTTTTGACCGATCTCCTGCAGGGCCAGCTTTCGGTTCCGACACCATTGGCGCTCCGGATTGTTCAGATCGCTCGAGCAGCAGATGATCTTCTTGGCGTTTCTGAGGACGGGCCAGCCGAAGATCACCTCGTCGTCCGGATGAGCGATCAACATGCTGATATGTTTTGTCATGATAAAATCCCGTAATTCCACGATAGGCGAAATCCTTTCCGGCTCCGATCGTCTTTGCCTCGCCCTATCGGCGTATGCCAATCATTATAGAGCCGCGTCAGGATCGCCTCGCTGTTCTTTGGCACGGTAATCATGACCTTGCGAAAAGGAACCTTCTTGAACGGAACGACCTCGTTTCCTGGGAGTATCTTGCCATAAGGGAACACCCAGAAATTCCCAGCCTCATCAATCCAAGACGTCGTAACGTCAAGGATCATGTCATATTGCTTAAACCAAAGATGAATCTGACCGCCGTGAGGATTACCCTTGCGTGTCCTGAAATCATGGATGACAAGCCCCATAAGAATCAACTCATCATAAATCCTGTTCATCTCGGCGATGACGTCCTTCTTTTTACGATAGGCGCTTAAATACGTCATATCGATGTCCGTATCGTTCTTTATAAAGTCGCCCTCTCGGATCGTACCCAGGAGCGTGCCATAAGCGACGCGCAAAGTAAGCCCAAAAGTTTCACGGAAAAGCCGCTCGGCAAAAAGAATGCCGTCGGCCCACTTGTCTTTCGTCGCCTCGTCCGCGTTCAAAAAATCATAATTCTCGCCGGGTCTCATTGCGCGAAATACTCCTTAATTTTCGTCGAACTGATCTCTTGACAATAGGGAATCCGAATGACTTTGCCCCCGCAGGCCTCGATGAACCCGGTCCCCGGAGGAACAGCCTTAAAGTCGTCTCCACGCACCAGGATGTCAAACTTCCAATTATGCTCATTTTTCAAAATCTTCAACGTCTCGGTCGGATCGGTATCTTCTTGGCGCACGATGTAATCCACACACCGTAAAGCACGAATGGTCTCCCACCTCTGCTCATAACTTAAAAGAGGCCTACGCTTATAACGTGCCGTGCCGTCGTCCGTCAAAAGCCCAACCACAAGCACGTCGCCCAGCTTCTTCGCGGCCTCGAGATACCGTACGTGGCCATAGTGGAGAAAGTCGAAGACGCCTGCGGCGTAAACCCAGATCATCGCGTCCGCCTTTCGTAGTTCTTCAGCATCTTTTCCCTGTCTATCCCTCGGCACATCGTTTTTGACAGACACGCTGGGATCGCTTGCCGCGCCAGATGCATAACCGTGCCCCCACATATCGGCCCAGAATCGTCCTTGTCCTGGATGTAGCGACCCGTGAATCCTTCTGTTTCCCGGGCTACGTCGAACTGTGCCAAATCGCCCCACAACGTGAATTTCGACAACCAGTTCTCCCACATACCCCGAAACGAGCCATATTTTGCGCACATTTGAGCCACAAAGGCCGGATTGTAACGAACGAGGATATCCGCCAGCCTGGCCCGGTTGCCCTCAAAATAGAGCCTCCAGGAGCCTTTTTCGCATAAATCGGCGAAACTCTCCTGGGCCCTGAGCAAAATGGCCACAAAACTCCAGGAATCATCCTTCGTCCACGAGCTCGTCCCTCATCCACATGTTCCTTCTCTCGAAGTCGGTCAGGAACCACGTGCCGCCCTGCTCTATGATCGACATCTTGATGGGGTGCCTTCCCCTTCCGTATATCATCTTATAAGGTTTTTTGCTGTTGAACCTCACGAGACGTCCTCCTCGTCGTCCCTCTCGACGTCGGCGGCCAGAAGCGGCGATCCAGACTCGTACGCGGAGAGAAGAGCCCTGACATTGGCCGGTATCACGATCACCCCGCGAGCATCCTTGTCGTACGTTTCCCCGACTATGTTCGCGGCGACGACGCCCTGATCCTGCAGGCCTTGGCGCGCATCCATATCGGATTGATGCTGCAGTAGGAACAGCGCCATCTCGCACTGGGCATCCTTGACAACCTGTTCGTCCTCGTCCGCCTCGATCGAGAAATCACCGCAGGACATGATCCTTTTGTAGGCCGTTATCAGCGCCGGAACCTTTTCGGCCGACGTATTCCACCATGTCGAGGCTCCGAGCCTCCCGGCGAAGTATTCCTCGGCCTCGGGACCCGTCACCCAGGAGTTCGTCCCGACGATCAGAGCCGGCGTCGAACCGGATATGATCTCGTAGACGACAAAAGAGTTCCTCTTTGTCTGCTCCGTCGCTCCTGAAGGATGTGTAAAATACCATTTGTCATAGGCCACATTCTTCGGTTCCGCGATCGCTGCGGCCACAACGTGATAATTGCCCTCACTATCCCGGATAATCCCAGCGCCGGTGATCGTCTCTATCACCGTCACGCCGTCATCGTCAAGGATCTCGACCTTCGAGATCTCATACGGGTCGAAATAATCTCCTGTCCCAAACTGAAATTTTATTCGGAGCGCTATCTGCTCGTTAATGACCGCACTCGCCCTCTCAACCATATCAGCTCCTTACTACGGCCCTACTTGCCAGTCCTTGGCCATCTCGTTGTAAATCTTCTTCAGCGCGCCTCCCGTCGGTGTGGACGTCGGAGTCCCAGTCCCGGTCACCCCGAGGATCGTTTTGATCTCCGTCTTCTCGTTCTCGGTCCAATCGGCAGTCCCAGAGCTTCCCTCGACGTTGTCGACGATCTCTTTGACGACGCTTCCGGCGACGGCGCTGCTGTAGGTGGTTCCCGTATCCTGGCTGAACATCTTTACCAGGGCGGATGCAGTCAAGTCGTAAACCGACACGCGGCCGGAAGAATCTGTGGTAATCTTATATGTTGGGTTCAACAGAATCGCCGCGGCGATTTCAGATGCAGAAACATCATTCAATGCAGAGATCTCAGCCGACGTCGCAACTCCGCTAATATCGGCTTTATACTGATCTGGATTGTCCAGGTCGTCTTGGGCCGTGTTCAATTTCGCATCGATGCTGCCAGCTGCCGGGTCCCCGGCGCTTGGCGCCAACTTCAATGCATCCCGGACTTCTTGTGCGGTTATTCCAGATCCCGATACACCAACGTCATTCATGGTCTTGGATGGCGTCTCGACATCAAAGAAATGCTCGAAGCCGGCCGCTACCTGCGCGCCGGTCCCTGGCACGGCCGTGCCATTGATCTTCCTGATATCCGCCAAGACATATTCGGTCGCCGGATCAAAATCATGCAGGGAACCGATCAACCCTGGAATGGTTGTTCCCGCGGCTGTGGCGATCGCCGCCAACTGTGTCGAGTTCGCATCCATCTCCTCGCGGATCTGAACGACCGTCGGGGCACTTCCGCCCGTAGGGGCCTGCTCCAGGGCATTTGCCGTAAAGCGCCGGATGCCTCCATCGTCTTCAGTCATTTCCCAGAGGTGGTCGAGCTTGGATCCGTCCGCCTCCAGGGCAGTCTTGATATCTGCGGCTGACGGCGGATTCCCGTCATGGGCGTCCAGCTGATCCGTGGCATCGGACCCTTCGATCTTCGTCACGTTGACGGCCTGGTCCGCCTGCAGGGCGACAGCGCCATCGACCAGGTTGACTTGGCCGGCGCCTGTCCCACTTGACACCTTCATCGCGTCGCCGGCCTGCGCGGCCGTCTTGGCGGCATCATAGGCCTCTGTCAGCGTCATGGGATCCCCGGGCTCCGCAAACCCCGAGGCCGTGGTCCACGCTGCATCCCCGCGGTCCCGGATCGCCTCCAGGGTATCCGTTGTCGAGCTCCACGTCGCACCCTTGATCTCGGTGAAGGCCGCCGCCAATTCGGTATTATTCGGCAGATCGCCGATCAACGCCTCCAGGGCACTTTCATCCGCAGGATCGCTCGGAAGGTTGTCGGTCTTGGCCTGGATGGCCGCGATGCCGGCGTTATCGGGCGCCGTGTAAGAGGCGGACGCCAGCCGGCTACTCATGGCAACGTCGAGATACGTCCCAAGGATATAGCCGGCTTTTCCGACAGCATAAGCACCGGGCAAGGATATATCCCACACCGTAGCGGTCACGTCGGCCGCGGTGAGCGTTGAAAGCGCTGTATCGCCGCCGGTCAAAAACGTCCTCATCTCGGCTGTCGTATCCACCGCTGACGTATCCGTAAGGATCGCTCCCGTATCGGACTTGACAGCCGCAAGATCCGCGCTCACGCTTACGCCCGCGGGCGCGCCCAGGCGCGCGTAAGCATCCCCTGTCATGGCCGGGGCGGTTGAACCCTTCCAATCAACGACGTCGGCCTGTAAATATGATCCAGTAAAGGTCAGCTTGTCCGTCTGCGTTTTGATCGCATCGATCTCATCGTCCTTCGCCGTCAGGACGCTGGACCCCATGATGTAGTTCGTCGGTAGCTTTCCGTAGATCGTATTGAGATAGTCCAGGTATCCCGCCCGGGTAGCCGAAAGCCTCGAAAGCAACGTGGTGACACCGGATGAATCGCTCGGGGCATTGGTCAAGGTCGTCACTGTTGGGATCGTCACGCCCGTCTGCGTGGCTTGTAATAAGACTTTGCCGCTCGCATCGATCGACAAGGACGCGAAGTTTGTCGGGAAAGTGATCCCGGAAATCGATCCTACGGCCCCGGTCACGCTTGCCACGGCGCCGCCGGCAAACGTGCTGTTGCCGATGGCCTGGTAATCCACGCGCTCGATCTGGTGGTCCTTGTATGTCGTGTTGGCGTTGTCGTAGACGAAAAGATATTGCTCGGGCGCCGTCTCTCCGGCCGGGGGCGTCCAGGAGTAGTAATATTGATGCTCTGTCGTGTCCTCGGAAAGGCTGACAGACTTGTTCCCCCAGGATTCGTTCTTGAACGCGCTATCATTGAAATCGAACCAGTAGCCGTTCGATGCCTTCTGGATTTTGAGCGTGACGTTCTGCCCCTCGACAGGGGTCCCATCAGAGGCCAGGCAGGTATAGACCGCCATGTAGGCGTCCCCGATATTGCGACCAAAGGCACTGCCTACGCCCAGAAGCCCCAGGGCGATGGCTACAATCCACTCGACAAAAAATGTTCTCTTCATCAAAGACCTCGGGTTTACTGAATCCATCCAACGACGCCTATATTGATATTCGAAAAAGTCTCAGAGACCTTATATTCGATAACTCCAGATGAATCGCAAAAAATGATTATCGTCGCATAGTGATATTGATTGGCGACGATAATGCTTAATCCGCCGATATTGTTGGCATTAGATTGTCCATTTTTACGAAATTGAAGGTATGCGCCGACTGTGTTGTCTTGGGCAGACACAAACAATACGACCATCTTTTCGCCAGCGCCAACAATAGCGCTCAAATCAAGGTCGTGCCAAGCAGCATCCATCGTCAAATCTGCTTGGGTTTTGTCCATTGAAGACGGGTCGCCTCGATACATGGGTTTTTCAGCGGCCCTCATAGCAGATGCGAATAAAGACGATCCTTCTACAAACATAGCCCCGTCAAAATACACGGAGGTGGACGTTCCGTTTTCTATTTTCAAAACTGCGGTCAACTCTGTAGCGCTTGAATCTACTGTCGCCGTTACGGACAATAATTCAAAACTACTTCCCCCCGTGTGGTAAGAGGAATAATTCCAGTTCACGCCGTCGTAGATTGCTATGCGCGCTCTACTTGCCGCAGATGCATTGACCCAACAACTCAAAGTGCACGTTCTTCCCTTCCAATAATTAATTCCTTTTACCGCGGTTACGTTTTGATAGAGATAATCTGTCGTTGAAGTCAGTTTGGCGCTGTAAGTGGATATTTTTACCGTTGTTGCTTCTCTTGCGATTGTGCCTCCAGAGGGAGCCCAATTTGCCGCGTCAGAGCTGGCTCCGTTCGGCCAATACTCAAAATTCCAGTTACTCAGGAGATTGGTAGGATTGACAGCCCCATCGCTGGCCACCTTCCCCGCCAGCGCGTCATACACCGCGTTTTCCGACGGCGCCACGTCCGTCGTTCCGTCGTTGATCGAATCGGCGACCTTGGCGTCGGCATAGGCCGTTGTCGCCACCTTCGTTGAGTTATCGCCGGCAGATTGGGTTGTGGCGGTCGTGCCGTTGGGCAGAGCTGGGGTCCCGGAGAGTCCGGCCGCGGTGCCAGTGGTGTTTTGGTTTAGAGTCGGAAAATCCGTCAGGTTGGCGGCGCTACCATTGGGTGCAAGATAATCCGTCCCCGCCTGGGCCTGCGAAATATTCCCTGCGCCGTCGGCCTTGGGAATACCGTTGATGGCGCCGACGATGGGGTCGGATTCCTGGCTGACCGCCGGTTGTCTATAACTCACCGTATCGTCCGCCAGGACGTTGAAGCCGCAAATCACCAAAAAACATGAAACAAGAAAGAGAAGTTTTTTCATTGGAAAACCCTCGCGAACGTTAAGAACGCTTTGATGACGGCTATCCAAAACAAAACACACCCGGCCAGGACAGCGACATAGACGAAGAGCTTGAAGAAATCGAACCTCATGCGTCCTTCTCCTTCTTGATTTCATCAAGTCCAAATTTTCCGCCATCTATTTTGACTCTGCACAATGATCTTCTGCTGGCCTGATAGTGCTCGATGATCGGCTCGCCCGCCATGGCCATGATGTCGAAAATCTGACAGTACCCGTCCGGAAGCTTTGCGGTCCTAATCTCCGGGACGGCCTTGATGGCGTTGAAGAGGTGGACCTGCGAAAGGTGCGTCGCCATCGGGGCGTCGAGTTTCTCCCAGGCATCAAGCATGGCGCGTGCCTTGTCGTTGTTCCTGAAGAACATCGTCCCGCCGAGAATCTCCCACTTGCCGCCCGGGGATTCGTTGTAAAATGATTTCTTCCAGATATCCGGAAAATATTTCTCCCGGTCCAACCAGACGGCCGCGAAATCCGCATCAACCGTGTCAAGCAGATCCGGATAGTGGATCACGGCGCCATCGGCATCGATGTAGACGATGTCCCTCTTCAACCGATCGAGGAGCTCGCGTAGGACGCTTATGCGCGCATGGATATTCGCGCGCCACGACCCGAGGTCGTCTATACCGACGAACTCATGCTCCAATCCCCACCGGTGCAGCGACGTATGCAGCCGCTCGATCTCCACCTGGTAGCCGGTCCCCTTCGTGTAGTACGACACATATATCGGCCTCGAGATCCTCTTGACATCCTCAATCCTTCCAAAATCGAAGCAACGGATCGAGCTGGCCGGGTTGAGATTCACGACGCGCGCGACTTTCCGCAGGTCGGGCGCGGCCTCGTTGAAGTCCCTGATGAAGCTCTTGTACACACCCTCCTGGTGTGAATCCGGGTATCCCGAGTGGTGGTTTGCCGTCCTGCCATTCTCGCCCTTACAGTCGAAGCCGAGAAGGTATATCGGGTCGGCCCCGAGACAAGACGCAAGGCACAAGGCGTTGAGTCCCGAGTTCCCCCAGGGTGGTATGCCGTTGGCGTAACTTTTGAAATTGAAGTCGGACCTATGGCAGGTCCTTATAATGCGGATATCCTCGGGATAGGGGAACCTCTGGACGTCAAGCCACACCTTCTGGCCCGGGTACTCATCAAATTTTTTCTTCGCCTCCGCGCCCAGGTCTCCGCACTCCCACCATCCCCAGAGGCGAGCATCCTGACACAGGTTCAATATCGAATCCGGGAAGGACTCGAGCCCCCTGTTCACCGTGATGACGAGCTCCCCCTTGAGTTGCGAGAAGTCAAATCCGCGCAGGGACGGACCACCCCCGATGATAAAGCAACGCCGCCCCTTCCATATCCCGGACGGCATGATCTCGTGGAGGTACCTCGTCTCAGGCGGCTTGTACATCGACCTGACGTGCGCCTCAAGCTCGAGGTCCTTGGTGGTGACGCTCTTCTTCTTCCTCTCCTCGGGCGTGACGTATTTCTTATTCCTACCGAGTTCCGAAGTTTTTATGCACCCACCCATGATCTCGCCTCTCCTTTCCCTGGACCCGGGGCGCCGGCCTTTTGGCCGGCGTCCCGGTCTCCATGGGTTGATGCTATGCAATCGCGCACTGCGCGATCTGATCCGTGTCGCCTACGGCTCCGCCGTAACGCATCCAGCCGACCATCGTGTCCGAATAGGACAACAGGTCGAACTGGTCGAAGATGGTCAGGTCCATGCGGTACCCGGCCTTGCACTTCGCCTTCGGGAAGCAGACGTAATAGTACGAGTTGCTCGACAACATCAGCGTGTAGACAACGTTGACGTTGAACGGCTGCTGCTTGAGCGCGCCCACGACGGGCTGGTTGAGCAGCGTCAGGGCCCTCTGCATGCGGCCCATCAGCGCCACCGGCGCGACGATCGTGAACTGGCTCTGGACCGTGGCGCCCACGCCGTCGTCCTTGAGATCGTCCAGGATGGCGTTGATCGCTGCCACTATCGTGTTGACGTCGCGGATCGCGTTGTAGTTCTCGTTCGATGTCGCGACGCTCGCCGGGGTTACGGCAGCCCAGCTCTGCTTGTTGCCCGACGCAGCTCCGGCCGCTTCGATCAGGGCGTAGAAGATCGCGGCCCTGTCGGAGTACGCCTTGTTCCTGAACTCGATCGCGTTGTCCTCGAGAGTCCAGTACTGCCGGTCGTCGATCAGCGTGCGGTCCCAGTCGAGGCCGCCGCCGTACTTGTCGAACGTCACCTCGGCAACGGTGCCGCCAAACTTGTACACCTTGGCTTTCTCGCCCGTCTTGACTTTACCGAACGTCAAGCCGCTCGAAACGTTGAGGATCTTGAAGCCGCTCGCTGTGGTACCTGTGAAGTCGCGGACGTCGAAGACCTCCTCGTAGCCGAGGTCGTAGCTTGGCACCGCGTGGAACTTCTCCAGGATCTGCAGGATCTCGGCCGGGAAGTCCCCCTTTGTTGTGAACGCCTGGATCGCCTTGGCGATGGGGCTCTTGTCGCGCCCGGAGAACCCGCCGAGGCCGTCGGGGAGCCGCATGAAGTGCTGCAGCGCGCCGATGACCTTCGGCCTGTCCGCCGGAGCGATGACGAGCTGTCCGTTCAGTGGTGACTGAACGAAGCCCACCTTGCTCCAGTCTTTTATGATCTTGCCTTTCATTGATGAACCTCCTGTTGACTCTTGGCCTTTTTATGTGTTGCTGTCTCCGGCCCCATCGGGCGGCCGGGTTGCCCGGCACTATTCTCTGGCTAACGTCACCAGGTCTTCAAACATCTCCTTACGCCTCGATGTCTCCGTGCAGGTCGATCAGGACCTCTTCGTCGGCCGCTGCCGTGTCCTCAAGCGCGCGCCCGATCAGCGTGTTGCCCGTGCTGGCCGGAGTAACGTCAGGCCCGGCGGACCTGTAGTACACTTTGTCGCCAGCGGTGAACACGTACGACGTGCCCTGCCGCGCGTCAACGATGACCTTGGGCGCCGAGTAGATCAGCACGCCCTCTTCGCCCGCGTCGACGTCTTCAACCACGACGCCAACGAGGCTGCCCACGGCGTAGAGCTGACCAGCCACCTTGCCGCCTGTTGGCGCGGTGAACTTGATGGTCTTGCACTGCGACATGGGGCATCTTAACCTCAACCCTGTCTCTGCCATTTGAACCTCCTGTTGATGATTATGCTGTCAAGGCCTGTCGCGTCTCCTCCGCTTCCCTTAGGCCACTCATGGAGCGGGATCTCTCGTCCAATCTTAGGACGGTATAAAGTCGTTCTTCGTTGGGTCGGACATGTCTCCCGTTCCCTTGTTCGCCCCGTCGGTCGCGGGCGTCCCCGTAGCGCCGCCTGCCGCCTCGCGCGCGGCCTTCTGCTCGGGTGTCTCATTGACCGGAGCGGCATCCGGGCGCTTTATCTCATAGCCCATGTCCTTCGCGATGCCCTCGAACTCCTTAACCTGGCCGTCCACGAATCGCTCGACGTCTTGCTTGAACTCGTCGCCCTCCTTGTCGGACGCGAACTTCTGGGCGTTCTTGAGGATGAACTCCCTCTCCTTCGGGTCGAGCTTTCGCCCGGCCAGGGACGTCTCGATGTGGGTCTTTGCGGTCGTCGTGTTGACCTTCTGCGTGAGGTTCTTCACCTTGCCGTTCGCGTCGTCGAGCTTCTTGTTCAGGTCGATGACCTTCTCGTGCTCGTCCTGCAGCTCCTTCTCCTTACGCCTCGCGAACCCCTCCTCGTTCTTCCTTTTTGTTTCAAGGTCCTGATACACGTCCGTCGCGACGATGTCGGACTTCTCGAACAGGTCCATAGGCTTCAACTTCATCTCTCGCACTGCTTCTCTGATTTCTTCCTTGGTCATTGTCTCCGCTCCTCGTAGTGCCTGGATCGCTCCAAGCAGGGTTGCGCCTGCAAAGGCGGGTCTCTCGGTCGCGCTGCTCGCGAGCGCGATGCCGGTAACCTCTCGAACATCTATGACTTCAGCAGCCGAGTTGCTCTTCGGGACGAACACGTTGATCGACTCGATCGACGCGATGTCCAGCGGCATCTTCCGGTACTGCGGATACAGATAGACGGCCGCAAGCGCCGAGATCCTATTCTGAATGGTCCTAACGGCCTTGCCGACAACCTCGCCGATCTGCTCCCGGCCGTCCGATGTGTTGGCCCCGGCGTGCTGGTGGAAGATGGGCGTTCCGAACTGCAGCTTGTCGGCTATCTTGACGACCATGTCCTTGACATACTTGAGCGCCATGGCGATCTTCTGGCCGTACGACAGGATCTGCGGGTTCGCCTCGCCCTCATGTCCGATGCAGTACACACGAAACTCCGGGTTTGGGTCCGACTGCTTGATCCTCGCGATTGTGTCCTTCGGGATGATGGTCAGAATCTCCTCCTGCGCCATGTGCAATATCTTCGCTTGGATGTACTGCTTCACTGTGTACCTCCCTGGCCCGCTCCGGCCGTCTCCTCCTGCTCTGGCTGCGCCTCGCTATCTTTGATCTGCCTCAGCATTTTCTCGGCGTTAGCGTCCAGGCTCTTCTTCATCTTCTCCGGGTCCGCGTCCGGGATCTTACTCAACATGTAGTCGAGGTCGATCACGTTCGCCGTGTAGAGCGGCAGCCACACGTTCGTCAACTCCTGGATCTTGGCGTCCGACACCTGAAGGATTTCAACCTTGACAACACCAGGTCTGTAATTTGCATTGGCCAGGGCCAGGGCCTTATCGAACAACTCCTCATAGAATCCAGCCCACACAAGCCGTTCCTTAGCGGTTGAGGCCATGATCATCTCGAAGAGGTCGGTCGACGTGGACCTGTTGCTCATGAGATCCGGGAACCCGAGGAAGTGGATCGGTATGCCCGTGTCGCCAGATATCATCTTCGCGTTCGTGATGATTTCCTTCTCGAGCGAGTCTTTGCCCGAATCAGTCATGCCGACCATCGAGAACTTCCCCACGCCAGCGAGCGCCTTGCCGATCTTCCAGTTGATCTCCTTGATCGCCGCCTGCATCTTCTTGGCGGCCTCCATGTCGTCGCACTCCCAGTACGGGGTCGGAGACGCGAAGAGCTTGTTCATCTTGCGCCAGTCCGACAGGGCCTTGTCGAGGTTCTCGCACTGCACGAGGACCATCGCGATCTTCGGCATGATGTCGTTGACCTTGCTGATGCGGCCGGCGAACTTCTTGTACACGAAGTCCTTCGCCTCGATCTCAACGTCCTTGCCGTTCTCTCCGCTTGTCCTGTACTTGACCTTGACGTACTTCTTGTAGTCCTCCGGGTCAGTCTCGACCTTGTACTTCGTATCCGAGTACGAGATGAAGCGATACTCCGGAATCTTGGCGCCCTGCGGCATGAAGACCCTGACCAGGGTGCGGCCCTCGATCTCGGCCTCCTTAGCCAGGTCGATCGGACCCTCCTCGTCCAGGTCGTTCTGCTTGATGAACTCCTCGATGAACTCCATCTCGCGCGACTTCTTGCCGGCCGTACCCTCGGTGTCCACGAGTTTGATGCCCTGCCCGATCGTGAACGCCGCGCGCACGTCGATGATATTGCGCACCTGCATGATGCCCCAGACGGCCGTGCCCTCGTACTTCTTGGCGACCTCCGCAATCGCCGCGCTCGGCTCCGTGTACGGATTCCCGTCGGTCCTGCGCTCAATCACCTCGCCGAGGAGTATGTTGACGCTGTGCTCAAGCTCGGCGACCTGGGCGCGCATCTCCTTGATCTGCGTCCTCGATTGGAACAAGTTCGGCAATCTCATGTCGTCTCCTCAATTCAATATGAATTCCACATTGCAGAAAGTAAACGTCGGATAAATCCTTAAAAATCCAATCGGTAGTAATATCCCGATTTCAAAAATAGGAATGTCACTGACCATCTTTATGTATCCAACTATTCCTGCGATCATTCTGGCATCACATCCCCAAGGTCGACCGCCCCGCCTTCGGACTCCTTGAGAGCCGCCTTGATGGCGAACCCCAGGGCGTCCACGTCGTCCTGTATGTCTCCGCCCACTCCGTCAAAGTTGATCAGGTGCTCGACCAGGGCTGCTATCTTTGAGCTTCCGCGCCTGAAGCGCAGCGTACCGTTCTCGACCAGGTGCTGGAATTCCATCGCGCGGACCATCTTGTCGGTCGACGTCGCGATCGCCTCGACCGGCACCGCCACGATCTCACCGCGCTTTACTGATTCCTCCTGAGAGATCTCAACGATGCGCTGGTAAAACGCCTCGCCCGCATTGTTCGACTCCAGGTGGATCTTTCTGTACTTCTTCGCCAGGTGCTGGTTCACGACGTAGTGGCCGAAGCCTGAAACAGTGACCTTCTCCAGGAACACGTCGTCCACATAGAGATGCTTGTCCTCACAGAGCACAACGTCCACGAGGGATGAGTCGCACGCGGCGTCCGCCTTAGACGTGGCCGTGTCAATACCGCCACCTCTGCGCACTTGGTCCACAGGGAGGTTGTCGTACCATTGGAACCACGCCCTCTTAAATTTTTGCGACTCCGCGTCCTGCGGGTTTCCCTGGAACAGGGCCTCCCACACACGAGATCCGACAGACTTTGATCCTCCCGGAGCCTTCTTCCTAAGCTCCTCCGCGCTGTACCTCTTCGGCCACAAGGCCTCTCCTGGCTTGCGTCCCAACGGATCCGGAGGAACGCCCTCCCTGGGTTCAACGGCCAGAGCCGGCAAATTGATGACTTTCCACCCCTTCTCCTCGGCCAGGATCCTGCCCGCCAGGTCGTCCCTGTGCCAGCGTGTCAGGATCAGCACGATCCTTGCCCCTGGCTCAAGCCTGGTGAGCGCAACAGACCTATACCAATTCCAAATCATGTCCCTGTACGTGATGGAGTCGGCCTCCTTCTGGTTCTTGATGGGATCGTCTATGAGAAAAAGATTTGCTCCGTGGCCTGTTACGGCGCCGCCAACGCCCTGGGCGAGCAGACCTCCGCGATGTCCGTCTATATCGAAATCATTGACCATGCGTGCGTCGTCACGAGTCGTTATGTCGAACACAAGACGGTACCATCGGCTCTCGATGGCGTCTCTGACATCACGGGAGAACCCTTTCGTCAGGGTGTACCCGTAAGACGACATGATGACGCTTAAATCTGGGTTTCTTCCGAGGAACCATGCTGGGAACTTCCTTGATGATGTGTCGGACTTGCCGTGCCTGGGTGGCATGGTGATCAGGAGCCTGTCTACCTCACCACGCTCGACTTCCTCCAAGGCATTGCAGAGCAATTCTATGTGAGGTGGACACTCGAACTGCGGGTCCATGAACTCGCAGTACGACCGGAAACGCCTGCGCGCCTTCTCGGCCAGGGCCATGACCACCTGCTCCTTTTCACCTCTTGAGAGCGTTGCTGATAATTCCATCGAGCTCCTCATCCCGCAAATCCTTGACCGGGTTCACCGTGACCTTCACGATGTTGGTGTTGTTGTTTATGATCTCACTGCGCTTCTTCCATTTTTCAGGCCTGCGATTGGTGAGATAAAACTCATATGCAGCAGCACTCGCTCTGCTCTCGATCAATGACTTAAAAAGTCCATCTTCAACAGCATCCGTACGCTTCTCATTACCGCGGCGCATACATTCTGAAACATAACCATCGATCATCTTGCGCTTACGCCAAACAAAAAGCGTCCCTTCATTTTTCAAGCCAGCACGCACACAGGCAATTTTAAGTTGAGCCCCTTCTAATAACGCACGCCGCAATTCTTTTAATACCCGGCTCTTCTTGTACATTTTTCCTCTCGATGGAATTCTAAAAATTCTATTTTTTTCTGTTCAATTCCACCATGCTTCTTGTAGATAACTCTTAAAAAGATAACGACTTACATCGCAATTCACCGCGTTGCCCATTGCGAACCACCTGTTGTTCCGCGAAAGACCCTCTGTCCATCCTTCCGGGAATCCCTGAAGACGCTCGGCTTCAAGCTCCGTCAAATACCGAAAACGACCATCCTCTTCCTGGGTGACCATCTGCTCCCGGGCACAGCTTGAGGCCGATGTCAAAAGCGTAGGCACGCGATCGTATCCGCCAATAAGCCTGAAAGGATGAGAACCTTCCTGTTCGATCTTGGCGCGGTTGCGTTCCGTAATGTTCACAAAATGAAAATGGGCCTCATTGCGATCACGCACATCCCGGAAGGTTTTTGTGGCGTCTATGATCACAGGCCGGACCAATGGAAAATCGCCGTCTCTTTTGCATAAGAAGAAAAGGCGCTCGCGCGCTTGGGCCGAACTGTAATTGAGGGCGTTCAACAAAAGGACACGGACGTGATATCCCGCGTGCATGAGCATCCGGAAGACGTTGCGGTATGTGGCGCCGTCGTCATGCTGCAGAAGGCCTTTGACGTTCTCCAGGACAACGAACTCGGGGCGCTTAATCTTGATCAGGTCGTAGATGTAGAAGATCATCTGGCCGCGGCGGTCCCTGAATCCCTGGCGCAGGCCCGCAAGGCTGAACGCTTGACAGGGAAATCCGCCGGTCAAGATGTCGAAATCCGGGAGCGATTCAAAATCGATCTTGGTGATGTCACCGAAATTCCTGTGCGCCGGATAATGCCGTGAATAGGCCTCGACCGATGATTCCTTGATCTCGGAGAATCCGACGCACTCGTGGCCTGCTTCCGCGAGCCCCATGTCAAGACCACCGACCCCCGTGAAGAGCGAGAAGTATTTCACGCGGCCCTCCGGATCAGTTCGAGCAGGCGTGGGACATCCAGCCGTCCGCCCCGGCCGGTGCCGAAAAAGGCCTTGACCTCTTCGAAATCCTGGATGGTGTCGAAATAGAACGAACACCTGGCCTCGAGGCGCGGCGCCTCCGGGGCCTCCGCGGTGATCACCTGGAGACGATCTTGCGGCACATCGATCTTGTCGGCGTCCGAAAGCCCGAAATTCACCAGGAGCTCATCCTGGGTGAAGCCGGCGCCGATCAATTCCTCTTCCGAAAAAGACGCCAAAAGGTCCCAGTCCCAAGATCCGAGGTTTTTATTGAGGCGCAGATTCAACTCGCGCTCTTCCTCTTCATCCAGGAGACGGTTCGGCACCCGGACGTCCACCTCCCGGATGCCC